CATCAGCTATTCAGATCAATGATGGATTGAATGTTAGAGGTAATTTAACTACCACCGGCTTGATAGCCAATGGTATCACTTATCCCACCACAGATGGATCCACAGGTCAGGTATTGGTTACCAATGGATCAGGAGTTTTAAGTTTCACAAGTTTAAGTACTTTCACAGGTATCACTTTTGTGGGTGATGATTCCTCAGGTTCTACCATTAATACTGCAGAGACTCTAAAATTTGCAGGAGCATCAGGCATAACCACTGCAGTGGTCAATGACACTGTTACTATCACAGGTCCAAATCTATCTTCATATCTGACTAATTCCACAATCACAGTGGTAGGTGATGACAGCACAGGAACCACTCTTAATTCAGGAGAAACTATCAAGATTGCTGGAACGTCTAACATCACCACAGCAGTGTCAGGAGATACTTTAACCATAACCGGACCTAATTTAAGTTCATATCTAACCAATTCTACTCTAACTGTGGTAGGTGATGACTCCACAGGTACCATATTAAACACAGGAGAAACGATCAAGATCGCAGGTGCTGGAGGAATCACCACAGCAGTATCGGGAGATGTATTAACTATCACTGGATCAAATCCTGCACAGGGCATCACATTCTTTGATGATGCTTCTACCAGCACGGCAATTCCCGACGGTGGAGCTCTACAAATTACCAGCGGAGCGGGTATCAGCACTTCTATACTAGGAAATGTGATAACTATAACAAATACTTCAACGCAGTTGGAGATCGATGGCGGCAGTGCTTATTCAGTGTACAATGCCATTTCTGAAGCGTTGATCGACGGAGGAACTGCTTAACATGGCACAAATTAGACTACGAAGAGATCAGGCAGCGAACTGGACATCAGCTAATCCCACCCTGGCTGCCGGTGAAGCCGGTTATGAATTAGACACTAGTCGAATTAAAATTGGTGATGGTGTCACGGCATGGAATAATTTGACCTATGTACGAACAGAATTCACGATAGCAGATGATGATTCCACCATACAATCATTTTATTCAGGAAAGACACTTAATATAAAAGGTTCGGGATCTGTCTCCACATCATTAGTGAACGACACATTGACAATCACAGGAGCAGGAGCAGCTCAAGGAATAAGATTTGTGGGAGACGACTCCACAGGATTATTAATTGGTGATGGAGAGACAATAAAAGTTGTTGGTGGCACAGGTATCAGCACGTCAGTTTCTACAGACTCCACCGGTGATATATTAACCATCAGCTCTGATGGAACCACTGCGGTGGCCAATGTGCTGTATGTTTCCAAGAGCGGATCAGATTCCAACAATGGTACTACTCTAGCCACATCATTCTTGACCATCAAGGCAGCCGCGGCAGTGGCCGCCACAGGTACCACAATCTTCGTCAAGAGCGGAGATTACACAGAGGCAAATCCTGTCACTGTGCCTGCGGGAGTGGCCATAATAGGTGATTCGTTGCGTACGGTCACAGTCAGACCCGCGACCACAAACCAGGATCTATTCTGGGTAAACAACAAATGTTATCTAAAGGAAATGACTTTCAGGGATCATGTGAGCCCGGCTGCCGCCGTGGCGTTCCCAACCAGTGGAGCGGGCGTGATCAGTACCAGCCCTTACGTTCAGAACTGCTCCAGCATCACCACAACCGGCACCGGTATGAGGATCAATGGATCCCACGCTTCTGGTTTGAGAAGCATGGTGTTGGATGCATACACACAATTTAATCAGGGTGGTCGCGGAGTGCATATACTCAACGACGGCTATGCCCAATTGGTCAGTTTGTTCACAATCAACTGCAACATAGGAGTTTTATGCGAGAGTGGCGGACAGTGCTCGCTCACCAACTCCAACACATCATTCGGCACGTTTGGTCTACAGTCGGACGGCATAGGATCTGTGCAGAGCACGGGCACAGTGAACGGCACCAATGTCACTGCCAACTCTATCATAATAGAGGGGCTGACAGCTACTCCCGCAGTCAATGACGTGGCACAGTTCAGTGGCGACAGCGAATACTACACAGTACAAACAGCCACGGCCGAGGACAGTGGTGGAGAAAGATTGGTAACATTCGTAGAGGATCTGCCCACATTGGCCAACAACACAGCGGTGAATTTTTTCAAGAGAAGCCTGATCGCAGCCAGCGGACACACCTTTGAGTACGTGGGTTCCGGAGACACATTGGCCGCATCGTTGCCATCTGGTGGCGGAGTGCCTGTGCAGGAGAACGAGATTGTGCAAACTAATGGTGGACAGGTGTATTACACCAGCACCGATCACAGGGGTGATTTTAGAATTGGTGATGACCTGTTGTTCAACAGAGCGACAGGAACCATAACAGGAAGGACGTTCAGCCGAAGTTTGTTCGCGGTATTGACTCCTTACATATTAGCCCTAGAGGGCTCAACAAACAATTAGGAGAGGAGGATAAATTATGGCACTAGCATTAAACGTATTCAGAACAGTTACAGCAGCACTGACTACAGCCAGCACCACTGCCTACACGGCACCGGTGTCCTACACAGGCATCGTGTTGTTGGCGCAGATAGCCAACGTCAACGGAACTGCAGGCACTGTCACTGTGTCTGTGACCACGCAGGATTCAACTACGACGGAACTGTTAAAAAACTTCCCAGTGGCCGCGGACGACTCGGTGTCGGCAGTATCTGGAAAATTGGTAATCATGAGTGGTTGCGAGTTAAAGGTATCAGCTGATGCAAACAGCAAGTACAAGATAACATTGAGCATATTGGAAAGCGCAAATGAGTAGCAATAGGTCCAAAAGCGGCAAAGTAAAAACAACGTTGCCCACGGCGGTATCGGCAGACAGGTACAGTTTCATACAGCTGTCGGATGCGGAGCCCAACCTTGGCGTGCCGGCACAGAACAATTACGTGCTTGCCAGCCAGACTAATGGAACAAGATCATGGGTGCAATCAGCAGCGCCACAGGGTATCACATTCGTCGGAGATGACAGCACCGGCACACTGATCAGCGACGGGGAGACGATAAAGGTAGCAGGTGGCAACAACATCACAGTCGCGATGTCGGGTGACATCCTGACCATAACCGGCAGCAAGGACATAAACGTAAACACCATTTCCAGCACGGATTCCACAGCGGTACAGATCAATGATGGATTGAATGTGAGTGGTATATTAACTGCTAACTCATTTGTAACTAATAATATTTCTTCATCTGAGTCTACTGCTATTCAAGTAGACGATGGTATGAATGTTCAAGGCACTTTAACTGCCAATGTTATACAAACCAACGAATTATCCAGCACAGATTCCACTGCTGTACAAGTTAACGATGGATTGAATGTATCAGGCACGTTGAGTGCTGATGTGTTGGATGTTAATGAAATATCATCAGGAGATTCCACAGCGATACAGATCAACGATGCGGTCAACATGTCAGGAACACTGACTGCTCCCACAGCCGTTATTAATAGAATTTCAACCTCTGATTCCAGTGACATAAACATCAGCGGAGCTCCTGTCAACTTTGGAGCAGGTGGAGAGGTCATGTACAAGGAGTCTGCCACCCTGAACGACCTTGCAGGCGTAGAACTAGAGGCTGTGCAGGTAGATCAATTCCTTAGATTTAATGGTACCCAATGGGTCAACGCCACTGGGGCCACACTTGCCGCTGGACCTGGGGTCACTTTCTTCTACCAGACTCCAGTTATCACGGCGGCGGACACAGACAACGATCATGACATCATCACCATGGCCACCACCGTGGGCGGAGGAGTGGAACAGCAGGTCATTCAGACCGCGAGCAGCTCCACTGAGATAGTTGCCGCGTTCGTCTCTGGCACATTGAACAGGACAGTGCTGGACGGCGGATATTACAGCTTCCGCAACCATGCCAGCGTGGACACGGGCGCAGGAGTGACCACCCTAAAGAACATTGTTTACACGGCCACCCCATTTGCCACAGGCACAGTGACCTTGACCGGATCCGGCACCAGCAGGACCGCCACAGCATCCACGGGCAACCCATTCGCCACAGCATCTGTCACTGCGTCTGCCACCAACACAGATGCATCATACCTACAGACCACAAACGGATTGTTCCAGATCACTTCCAGAGCATCAGACACCGTGGTCACAGTGACCACACCCAGCGGCTACACCAACGAGTCGGCGGCGGCGGGCACCGTGTGGAAAAAATATTTTGCCTCTACAGAATCATCAGTGATCAGCAGCACCAGCGCCACACAGTACAACACGGAGTCCACACAGGTGGCACTCAACGTGGGAGCCACAGTGAAATTAGGCATGATCCTGTTCATGACTGCCACAAGCACCGCCGAATTGACCTATTATTACGATGGCACTGACAACACATCTTCCGTGACCACACCTTTTGGGTCACTGCACAATTCATTGGGAGGATTACAAGGAGGCACAGGCAGCGAATTCTATCATCTCACATCCAGTGAGTATACCGGCACCGGCACGGGCAATTTTGTCAGGCAGACATCTCCCACTATCGCTTCGGCCACACTGTCCGGCACAACCACTGCTGCCACGCTGATCACCAACGAGATATCATCCTCTGATTCCACTGCCATACAGATCAATGACGCAATCAATGTTTCTGGCACATTAAATGCAGCTACTTCTTTGATCACACCATCCATAGTGACCAATGTAATCAGCTCCAGCGATTCGTCAGCAGTCACGATCAATGACGACCTTGAAGTAAAATCTCAGCTTTTTGTCAACACAATCAGTTCCAATGATTCCACACGTGTGGTGATAGCTGATGGTGTGCGTATATCTGGCCTGAACTATCCCACAACTGACGGCAGCAACGGACAGGTGATCACCACCGACGGAGCGGGCGGGTTGACCTTCCAAAACTCTGGAGGTGCAGGGTCGGGATCAGCGGATTCGGTTACTTTCACAGGATTTGGATCCAACAACACCGCCGTAACGGACGAGAACGTTTTTGGTTATGTGGCCCTGGATCAAGCATTTGGAACCAGTGCGGCAGCATTGGACTCTTTCAGTCTGGCAGATTTCAGTGGTTGCTTCTATTATGTTCTTTCGTACAACAACGTGACTGGAGAACGAAGCATGGGCAGCGCCAGCCTAGTGGCCGGAAATACCGCATCTTCGGCCTATGATGCTGTGACCTCAGGTGGTGGTGCAGTGGTGGATGGTTCTGGAGTTGGATTGACCTATAGTGCTAGTATGACATATCCTACTGCAACTTTATTTGCTGCGGGACCAAGTTCGGTTAACACAGCAACTTTTTATAGAATCAGCCTAGGCGCCAATATGATTGCCAGTACTCTGGGTGACACTTCAAAAATTATTACTCTGGCAGTTGGCACCACCCTATCTAACGCAGATAGCTGGAATTACTCTAACTATAGAGGAGCCAAATATTACATCACTGTCGTGTCCACAGACACAGGAGAATCTTCAAACATAGAAGCCCTGGTGGTACATGATGGAGTAAGTGCTTATGTGACCACATTCAATGAAGTTTACAGTCAAAATAATGGATTAATTTCTCTGGCAGCTGACATAAATGGCAGCAACGTAAGATTGAGAGCATCATGTAATGGTCCTTGTAACCTATACATTCACAGAATATTATTGAGTGATTCTGAAGCTGTGGATGCTACAAATGCATATGAAAAAACTATTGGATCTGTCAACGTTTCTGGTTCTACCTATGCAGTATTAGATTCTTACGATTATCAAGACAATGCATATTCTGGTGCTTTCTATATAGTGACATCTTACAATTCAACCACAGCCACTTCGTCTGTTTCTGAAGTTTATATGGCTACCAACGGATCTACCACATCTTCTGTGTGCAGCAGCTATGTTTCATCTAAAGCATCCAATTGCCTGGAGTTCACCACAACCATAGACAGTGACGGCATTGTAAAATTATGGGCTGCCAGCACCGATACCACAGGTACCACAGTTTGTAGCATATATAGAGTGGCTCTATCAGATCCCCCAGAAGCACTGGCGTTCAAGACCATGGACACTTTTGACAAGACACTGTATAGAGGATCCAGATACTCCATAGCAGTTTGGTCACCGATACTAAACGAGGGCAACCAGTTTGATGTGCAGGTTACGCACAACGGAACCACGGCCTTCGTGGCGCAGTACGGCTGGATCACCACAGGCACCACATATGCATATCCAGGATTCATCACAGTGGATGCAGATATATCAGGACAGAACGTTATATTAAAAGGGGTCAGCACCGGAGAAGCCTCACTGAGAATCACCATGGCTAGACATAGAATACCTATTTAATAGTAGAAAAAATTAAACTATAAGATCCAATATCGTCTGTAATTTTCCTTTTATTGATCTATTATTGAGAGTGTTCCTCAACCCTGCATGCAGATTTTTCGGCCAACATTCAAATGCACACCAAGCATACGAACTGTGTTCTTCATTCAATCGTGGAAGAAATTCTTCAGAGACACAGATCACATAGGTATTGAAGAAAAACTTTTGATCGTTGCTGGTGAATAATTCCAATGGTATAACTTTTTTAAAGGCAGCAGTCAATCCAACTTCCTCTTGAATTTCCCTTTTTAATCCTTCGAACGCACTCTCTGTGTATTTGTTTCTTCCACCCACCAATCCCCACATGCCACGAGTTTTAGCATCGTTGCGTTGTACAAATAAGAATCTTTTCGTGTTTACTGCGTAGAACAACGCACCAGAACATATGATATTTTCTTGCATTTAATTATTATAGCACAAATGTCCACTTGCCTGCAATATAGATACCTTCATAGCTCTTGACCCAGTTTGTGCCGTTGTATTTGTATTGAATACCTGTGTTAAGATTAGTAACATATTCCACAGTAGAATCAAATGTAGATGAAGACCACACCACGCTCCATGAGTTGGTGGCACTGTTGTATTGCACAATATCGTTGGCTTGAGCATTTAAATCTCCTGGCCAATATTGCGTGCTGTCGCCAATATCTTCTGTGATAAGATATCTTGTGCCATTGGCAGGAGCAGCACTGGCATCAAATGTTAATGGATTTATAATTTTATTAACTGATGTTATAGTGTTGGCAGGTATAGTATCACTGTCAATGTTCAATAGTAGAATAGTTTCATCCAATGGAGACACCGATATAGTGCCCACTACTTCGTTGCCATTTTCTTGTTCTAATTTAACTTGACTCAATCCGTTTGTAATTTTTCCATATTGATTTAATAACACATTCCAGTTAACTGGAGGTCCAAATTGTTCAAAAGGATCCAGCGTGGTTTCTGCTCGAGCACCGGTGTAAAATCCATCACCACCTGAGCTCACATTGGTGCCTGTGCTGCCCAATATTCTCAACTGATTGCCTGTTAATAATAGAGCATAGTTGTTGGGTGTAACAAAGGATTTTGATATCAGGGTACCGTCTATCAATCCTTCGGCTATGCCTCCATCGTCATCGTAGATGCTCATGATAATTTTCTGTATCACTCCCAATTTAGAAACTTTGACCGGTGGACTCAACCATATGGGCATGCTGAAGCTGATGGACGCCACGTCTATCTCTGTGTCAGCACCCATGGGAATGGTTCTTGAACTGTATGTTATCCCTGTCAGCTCGATATAACTCAAACTGGTCCAATCGATATAGTTGTCACTCTTTTGAATTTCAAAGTCTGGATTGAAAAGATATAGAATTTGTTCCAATATTTGTAATTTCATATCTGTATTAGTGGTATAGATATCAGCACTAACATTCAATCTAAACGGACTGGGCATAACTTTTTCTATGGTGTATCCTGCTCCCAGAGTATCTTCATACTCACCAGTGGCCTCATTGTAGGTCCTCTCCTTGAGATGTTGTTTTTCTATGTGATAAGGATTCTGCATCCTTTCTCGGTCATATTCTAGTGCTGTGATATATGCAGCAATCTTTGGTGCTGCTTGTAGAGCATTCTCACTGTTGTTTCTAATAATATTGGCCACCTGTCGAGTCATGTCACCATATGTCACCGGCACCTGTCTCAGTTGTACCACACCATCTTTGCCTTTGCCTAATTCAATAGAAAAATTACTCAGCACTCGAATGAACTGAGTTAAAAATTTTCTTATTTGGCCGTCGTAAAAATGCAACATTAGTTGTCAGCCTTTGGTTTTAGAGCATTACTCAGTGTCTGTCTCTGCTCCACAGTCAATCCATTGATTGTGGTAGTGCTGCTATTGTTAACGAACCCGGTTTTAAATGTATTTCTAGTATCATTATTAGTTGTGGTCAATCTCATGCTGTCTTCCACCTTGACCCATCTTATTCCATCCCAACGAAATAATCTATTGGGTAAGAAATCTAATCTTAAGAAATAATCTCCTTTGTTAACACTTGATGTGGGGAAACTGGTTCCTGCACCTGCCACATAACCATTGGGTGGTATGCCATCGCCGTTGTAATAGAATCCATAATGACTGCTGGCTGGGGTATCAATGACAGCATTGATGGGTTGATCAGATGAAATGGATTCATCTGAATTGATACCTTCTAATCGTATGTTGCCTCGCTCATCGATGGGAGTAACATAAAATTGTTTGTAATTAAATCCTGATTTTGGAGCATCTGCTTCTGCTTGATTAATAATGGCTTCGTTAATCTCTTTTTCTTTGTTGTAGGTGCTCATGTAACTTGCCAGAGAGCCCGCTGTGGTGGCATCGCCTAATATATCACGGAATTCTTGACTGTCCACCATTGTTTTTAATTTTAATCTCAATAGATGTGGCCAATAGGTGGGAGAGAATCCTTCGGCTGATCTGTTCACATCTTCAACGACATAAAATCTTTTTAGAGCGATAGGTATGCTGGCATCTAGACTGTAATCATCTTTTAAATTGGGAAATTCTACCACATCTCCTGACATGGGTTTTCTGCCTAATCTTTCCACTATATCATTTAAATGCACTGTTAGAAATAAAGTATCGTTTTGTAGGAACATACCGAATTGACTGAGATTAAAATCTGTATCTTGCACATTATAAATGCCTCTGATAACATATACATCTGCATCGTATTTTCTGTCTCTGTTTTCTAAGAAAAGCAAGTCTTGTATGCTTCTTTCTCCCAGTGTGCTGGCAGCAGGCAATGTAGCACTAGCAGGGCCATCCTTGTTTGTGGCACCCTGATCGTATGTGCCTATGTATTTGTGCAAAAAGATGTCCACTCCACCCACTTGGAACATCTCATTTATGTTGCGATCAAAAAACTTATAATCGTTGCCCTTTTCCGGCTTGTATATTGATAAACGTGGCATACTAACCATATTTATAGAAAAGACAGCAGCCATAAATATCCATATGTCAGAGTTACAAACAGCACAGCAAGAAGTATTTGAATACGTTAAAACTAACCTGGGCGATGGTATGATTGAGGTGGAATTAGACCCAAAACACTACCAAGTTGCACTGGAAAGAGCCGTAAACCGTTTTAGACAAAGATCTAACAATGCTGTGGAAGAGAGCTATTCTTTCTTGGATCTTAAAGAAAATCAAAACAAATACATTCTACCCAAAGAAGTTATCAATGTTAGAGAAATAGCAAGATCCACAGTGGGCTCTCGAGGAGATGGTCAAGGGGGAACTCTTTTTGAACCATTCAATCTAGCCTACACCAATACCTATCTTATGCGAGCAGGTGCCGCAGGTGGTTTGGCAACTTATTATGCTTTTGCATCTTATCAAGAATTGGTAGGAAAAATGTTTGGTTCTTTTATACAGTTTCATTATGACCATGCCACACAGACTTTGACCATAACACAGCGTCCAAGAATTGACACTGAGAGAGTTTTATTACACACAGACAATTACAGGCCCGATATTATTTTATTAAATGACATCTATGTTAAACCCTGGGTTAGAGATTATACTCTTGCAGTTTGCAAAGTTATGCTGGGCGAAGCAAGAAGTAAATTTGGAACTATTGCAGGACCACAAGGTGGAACCACCCTGAATGGTGAAACACTAAAACAAGAAGGCATGGCCATGATGGAAAAATTAGATCAAGAAATTGTTCTTAACATGGATGGTGGTGCGGCAACTAGTTTTATTATCGGTTAATTCTTTTTATTGTCTTAGAATTCTTTAACACTTCAGATTAAATATATCTGATTATGGCTAACACAGGCATCAAAAAAATTCAGGATCTAACACTCGAAGAACTGGAAGATCTAGTTACCGCATTGGAAAATATGAGCAGAGTAGCTGATAAACCTGCAATGCAACAACAAATATTAAACACTGTTAAAAAAACTCAGCAAGAGATTGCAAAAAGATTAAAAAACCTGTAATATACTTACATGCTGATAGGATTAGTAGGATTAATTGGGTCTGGCAAAGACACAGTCGCAGAGTTTTTGGTTAAAGAACACGAATTTCAAAGAGACAGTTTCGCAAAATCATTAAAAGATGCTGTCAGTGCAATATTTGGCTGGGATAGAGAATTATTAGAAGGAGCCACACAAGAGAGCAGGATGTGGAGAGAAAGAATAGATCCTTACTGGAGCAATAAACTCAATAAAGCGGTGACTCCACGACATGTGCTACAGTATTGGGGTACAGAAATCATGCGAGGACATTTCCATGACAGTATTTGGATAGATTCATTCACTGCTCGTTACAAGGGTGGAAAAATAGTACTCAGCGACACAAGATTTATCAACGAGATAGAAACCATTAGAGCATTAAAAGGCCGAGTCGTGCTCGTTAGACGAGGACCTATACCCACACAAAAAGAGATGCAAGAGAGATCAGTGCATCAAAGCGAGTGGGATTGGATAGGACAACGATTCGATTATGAGATAGATAATTCAGGCAATCTAGAAGATTTAAAAATAAAAGTGGATGATATGATCAAGCATCTACTTCAAGATCCCCAATAGACCACCCCAGCTCTTGCGTGCTTTTTAAACGCTGACAATTAGAACAGATAGTTTTTAAATTATAAATTGATATGTTGTTCCTATTGCCATCCACATGAAACACATCCATTTGCTGTTCATTAACAGCCTTAAATCCACACAGCTCACAGCGTGTTTTTTTACGATAGCCAGACTGGAACCAACGAGCGGGACCGTTAGTTTTTAGATTCTTACGTTTGCGTATACAGGTGTCGCATCGACTACGCCAATAGATTTTAGTGCCCTTTTTATAGCCATATGCTCTGGGCTTGGATTTACAATTATTACACAGTGGTCTCTTCATGCATGTATTTACGTGCCCTATATAGGCACCAAAATTGTTAAGATAACGCCGCAAAAACCGTGCAGAACAATAAATACATCAAGTTATACTTGCAAGGAGAACTAAAAATGGCATTAACATCACCAGGCGTAGAAGTCACAGTAATAAACGAGAGTTTCTATGTACCATCAGATGCGGGAACAACACCACTAATAATTGTTGCTTCAGCACAAGACAAATTAAACGGCGCAGGATCGGCCGTAGCAGCAGGCACTAAAACTGCCAACGCAAGC